GACAACGGTCAACGGATCTGGATCTGCAACAGTCAATCCATACATTAGCGCAGGTGCTTTAGGATTTACTTACGGATTTGGTTGGGGAACTGGACTATGGGGCGGAGGCCAACAAGTAGTTGGAACTCTAAATGGTTTATTACAAGATGATACTGCAGGAACCGGAGGATCTGGAACTTCTATTACACTTGTATCAACAACGGGATTTCCAACGTCAGGAACAATAAAAGTTGGTACAGAATTTATTTCTTACACTGGTATATCTACAAATGATTTAACTGGTATTACGAGAGGTGTTGCGGGCACAAGATCTGCTCATGCGTCGGGGACTGGTGTTGAATACTACACTGGTTGGGGACAAGCTTCTTTAGCCTCAACTTTGACAATCGATCCTGCATCTTGGTCTTTAGATAATTTTGGAGAAAGATTAATAGCTACGATTAAAAACGGTAAAACATTTCAATGGAATCCAATTAACTCCAACCCTAATGCATTAACAACAAGAGCAACTGTTGTAAGTGGTGCACCTACCGCTTCAGTAATGTCTCTTGTATCAGATAGAGATAGACATTTATTGATGTTGGGAACTGAAACTACAATTGGAAGTGGTGGTTCGCAAGATAAAATGTTTATAAGATTTTCTGACCAAGAAAACATAAGTGATTATACACCAACTTCAGTAAATACAGCAGGTACTTTTAGACTTGATTCAGGAACTAAAATTGTTGGAGCTGTTAAAGGTAAAGATTACACTCTTGTTTTGACTGATAATTCTGCGTATGTAATACAGTTTGTAGGGCCTCCTTTTACTTTTTCTATAAGGCAGGTAGGTTCTAATTGTGGAGCAATAGGACAACACTCAATTAAATATATTAATGGGGCTGTTTATTGGATGGGCGAGTCTGGTGGATTCTTTGTTTATGACGGAACAGTCAAATCATTACCTTGTCAAGTTGAAGATTTTGTATTTACTAACAAAGGAGATAACCTTGGCGTAAATTACTCAAATGGTGAATCAGTATATGTAGGACTTAATCATTTGTATGAAGAGCTTACTTGGTTTTATCCTAAATCAGGATCCTCATTTAATGACAGGTGTGTAACTTATAATTTTCAAAGCGGTGTTTGGACAACAGGTTCTTTATCAAGAACTACTTGGGTAGATGCCAATTTATACGATGTTCCTTATGCAACTGAATTTAATTCAACAACAACACCAACTTTCCCTTTAATTCAAGGTGTAACAAATTTAAATGGTGGGACTATTTATTATGCTCACGAAGTTGGAACAGATCAAGTAGATACAACAGGTTCAAAAACTGCTATACCTGCATTTATAGAATCAGGGGATTTTAGTTTAAATCCTGAAGGAACAAATGGTGAATTTTTTATGAGTATGAGAAGATTTGTCCCAGACTTTAAATTAATTCAAGGTGATGCTCAAGTAACTATTTTATTAAGAGACTTTCCAAGTGATACAGAAGCTTCTTCTCCACTAGGACCCTTTACAGTTACCGGAACTACACAAAAGGTTGATACCAGAGCTAGAGCAAGATTTGCTAGTTTAAAAATTGCAAATACAAGTACAGATGAAAATTGGCGATTTGGAACTTTTAGAGCAGACGTACAACCCGATGGTATGAGAGGATAATGGACGAAATATTTTTACAAGATTATGCTAACAATGTAGCACAAGCTCAAGATCCTTTTGGTATTGCAGCAGTACAAGCACAACCAGGATTTGAAAATTATCAACCTAGTTTTGTTAATCAAGACTTAACACCTATGGGTTTAGTTAATGAGACACCTTCAAGATTACCAGACTTTAAACAAATTGCAAAAAATGTAATTGAAGATCAAGCAAAAAGATATATGATTAAACAAATTGGTTTAGAAGGTATTAAAGGTAATATACTAAAATCTGTTATGGGTACTAACCCGTACGTAGCAGGCATAGCAACTTTAGGATCTGCCCTTACTGGCAACTCTTTGAATATGTCAAATATATTAGCGCGAAAAAGAGCTGAAAAAAATTACGAAATGAATCAGAGAAGAATGCAAAATGAATTAAATAAATCACAGATACAAGCAATACAACAAAGATTAGACGCACAACCTGTATCAAATCAAGATAGAGAAAGAGGACAAGCACCTTCATCTCCAACACCTTCTGCACCTGCTTCTAGACAATCAAGACAAACATCAGGAGTTGGTGGCTTACATAGTGGGTATTAATGGCTAGAGTAGATATAGTAATTCCTGAACCATCTCCTAAATACACAGAGGAAAACCAAAGACAAGTAACTCAGTCTTTACGAACGATGCAAGATAAGTTAAACACTTCTTATCAACAAGAATTAAAAAATGAACAAGATACTTTTAACTGGTTTATATCATGACGATTAGATACAAAAGCGATACATTTACTTTAACTACAACAAACGTTACTACAGTTTTAACGTGCCCAGCAGATGCAACTGTACTTGTTAAGAACTTACAAGCAGTCCATGATACAGCAAGTAATGTGGATACCCACGCCTTGTTAACAAAGTCTGGTGGCTCAGCTGTAAAGATAGCTTACAAAGAACTTAATAAAGCTCAAGCTAATATGGTAGAAGAAACTTTAGCAATGGAAGCAAGTGATGTTTTGTCAATGCAAGCAGGTACAGCAAATGAAATTACTGGTGTTGTGAGCTATGCTCTGATAGATAGATCACAGGAAAATGGCTAGACACTTAATCTTTACGCAATCTATAGTTGAGGAAAAATTTGAAGATTTAGACTTGAAAAAAGAAATTCTTAATGAACTTAGAATAAGTGAAGAATCAAATAACGGAAGAATTAGAACTAATTACGGTGGTTTTCAAACTAAAGATATTAAAAATGTAAAAATTATAAAACTATTAGGAGAAAAAATTTCTAAATTAATGTTTAAACACTACAAAATAAATACAAGATATATTGAAATTTGTAATTTGTGGATAAACAAAAATAACAAAGGTGATTTTAACAATACTCATATACATGATCATTGTCATTTTTCAGGAGTTTATTATGTTAACGCTTCAACAAATGGAGGTTCTTTAAAATTTTTAAATGACGATACAAAAGTTTTTGCAAGTTTGTGGAAATATATTGAAAAAGATTCTGATTTTTATTCAGAATATTTTATAAAACCAGAGGAAAATTTACTTATTCTTTTTCCATCGTACTTAAAACATATGGTAGAACCACATAATGATGAAAAAGCTAGAATTTCAGTTTCTTTTAATATAAACTTAAAAAATGGCTAAAAAATTTAAAGATTTTGTAGAAAGAGATCAACCTAGGAAAAGACCTAGAAGACATTGTAAAAGTCCAAATAAAAAAAAGAAGTTGCAACACAATAAAAAATATAATAGACAAGGACGTACACAATGAGTGATTTACCTAAAATACCAGCAACTGCAAAAGAAATTATTAAGCACAAAAGGACAGGAAAAGTTTATGATACTAAAGCTGATTTTGATGCTGATGTTGCTGATCCCAATACTGATACTAATTTGGATGATTTTAGACAAGACCTTGAAATTAAAGTAACTAAAGTTTCTATGCAAGGATTGACTAAAAAATAATAATTTTAAATGCATTCCCCTCAAAGATTTATTAAAAATTTTGATAGTTTAGCTTTAGACTTTAATAGTTTTTTTGAAATAATGTCAGAAAACAATTATAATAGTTTTTTAAAAACCCCTAATGTAAGAGATGAACAAATACTTAGAAATACTTTTTCTGTAGAAGATATACATAGTCATAAATTTTTTTTCCCCCTAATGGAAAAAATAGTTAAAACTTATGAATTAAAAAATGTAAAATTAGATGGTTATGTTTTTGTGTCCTTTTTACAGGGAAACGCCGGAGGTGCTCATAGTGATGAACACGATGTTTTATTATATAACTTATTTGGAGAAACAATGTACATTGTAGACAAAGAAAAGTTTATATTAGAGACAGGAGATTTATTACATATTAAAAAGG